AATAATGGATTGGTTAAAGACAATTGCTCCTACGATTGCTACCGCGTTAGGTGGCCCACTAGCAGGGATGGCTGTTGAGGCTATCAGTTCTGCTATTGGTATAGACCCTAAAGACGTTAAGCAAACAATTGCTGAGGGCAAGTTAAGCGCTGACCAGATTGCATCCATTAAGACCGCTGAGATTGAACTAAAGGCTCGCGCACAGGAACTAGGTCTAGACTTCGCTAAATTAGCCGTAGAAGACCGCAAGTCCGCTAGAGATATGCAGGTAGCCACCCGCTCCCTAGTCCCCCCTCTACTGGCTGTTTTAGTGACCGTAGCGTGGGGCTTAGTCCAATACTTCCTCCTGACTCACGTAATTGAGCCTTCGATGCGGGAATTGATTGCTAGAGTTTTAGGAACTTTGGATGGTGCTTTGATGCTTGTTTTAAGTTTTTACTTTGGAAGTAGTTCTGGTTCTCAGGCAAAAGATGAAAGGGCGGCAAGTGAAAAGTCTTAGTAAATTAGGTATTGAAGATAAATGGTTAGCACCTCTAGAAGAGGTCTTTGCTAAGTATGGTATGAACACCCCAGAACGTCAGGCGGCGTTTATCGGACAGTGTATGCACGAGTCTGGCAAGTTTAAAACCCTTCAAGAGAATCTAAACTACTCGGCTGACAGGCTTCATGTTGTTTGGCCTTCACGCTTTCCTACAGTTGAATCCGCTAAACCCTACGACAGGAACCCTCAGAAGATTGCCAACAGAGTATACGGTGGCAGGATGGGTAACGGCACAGAAGAGACTGGCGAGGGTTATAAATACCGTGGCAGAGGGCTTATCCAATTAACAGGTAAAGACAACTACGTAAATGCCGCTAAAGCATTGGACGCTGACCTTGTGAACAACCCTGACCTAGTATCAGAGCCTAAATACGCGGCTCTGACTGCGGGATGGTTCTGGAACAAGCGTAACCTCAATGTAGAGGCTGACGCTAAAGACTACATGGGAATGACTAAAAAGATTAACGGCGGAGTTATAGGTTTAGCCGAACGTATTGCCAACATAAACTCTGTTTTAAAAGAGTTAAAAGAGGCGTAAAATGGTAGAAATTTTGAAAATTAGCAAGGACATCGTATGACAACTGCCAGTGTTATGACGTATGATTCTTTGGTCGAGAACATCCAATCCTACTTGGAAAGGACTGATACTGCGACCCTAGAGAAAATACCGTTATTCATCATGCTGGCAGAACAGATCATTGCCAGTCAAATTAAGTTCCTTGGCAATCTAACGGTTCAAGAATCCACAATGGTTTCTAACCAAGCGGTGCTTGATAAGCCTGCTCGTTGGCATAAGACGGTATCTTTTAATGTTACTGTAGCAGGGAAGCGTTCACCTGTTCTACTTCGTAAATATGAATATCTGCGGGAGTATTGGCCTGACGCTACGGCGACGGGTGTCCCTATATACTATTCAGATTACGATTACACCCATTGGTTAGTTGCTCCGACCCCAGACACTGATTACTCGTTTGAGGTCTTATACTACGAGCGTATTCAACCCTTGGATTCTTCCAACCAGACGAACTGGTTCACAATTTACGCCCCACAAGCGTTGTTATATGGGTCATTGTTGCAGTCTATGCCGTTCTTGAAGAATGACGAGCGTATGCCGATGTGGCAACAAAACTATGACCTAATCATGCAAACGCTCACGTCGGAAGATAAATTGCGGGTAGCAGATCGTCAAGCCGTCGCGGTGGATTCATAATGAGTTATAACAGCCCCTTCACTGGAAACGTCATCCAACCAACTGACGTATCATATCGTGCGATCACATTATCGTCCGACCTTCAACTTGCTTGGCCTATCAACGGAACCACAACCGACGATGCCGCCGCTCGGATCATGGAGGTCACCGCCACTAATAGCGCTCAGTTGTGGATGCCTCCTGCCAATCAGGCTTCGGTAGGTCAAGATGCTCTGATACGCAATGTCGGCGTAAATGACTTCACGGTATACACCTTTGATGGTAACGACACAATTGTCACGGTTGCCGCAGGTGAGGCTCAATACATCTACATCACTGAGAACCCAGATGAATACGGGACTTGGGGAATTATTGCCTTTGGCGTAGGTTCTTCAGGTGCAGATGCCGCAACCTTAGCAGGATACGGATTATTGGCTATTGGTCAGACTTTGAACCAAAGCCAACCTGTAACCACGTTCTCCTCGGACTACACTGCTCTAACGTCGGACAGGGCTGATACCTTAGTTTGGACTGGCGGAGCAGGAACTCTAACTTTAAGTGCCGCATCTAGTTTAGGTAACTCTTGGTTTGTTTTCTTGAGGAACGGTGGAACAGGTGCTTTAACGGTTACTGGAACTAGCGGAGATACCATTAACGGTTCCGCTACGTTAGTATTCCAACCAACCGACTCTGCAATTATCGTATGCAGTGGATCAACCTTCTACACGGTTGGATTGGGTAAGTCTACCCAGTTTGCTTTCACACAACTTACAAAAGCCGTTACCAACGGAACGTATACCCTAACAGCGGCTGAGGCATCTAACGTCATCCAGAAATACACTGGAACCCTATCCGCTAATGTCACCATTGTTGTTCCGCCAACGGTTCAAGTCTATTACATCCAGAACGCTACGGATGGTGGAGTTAGCAACTATACGCTGACGATCACAACAAACACTACTGGCTCTAACGCAACCATTGCTTCAAACCAACAGGCTACATTAATTTGCGACTCTATCAATTTAGTCAACGCTAATACAGTTCTAGCAGGTTCAACTTCTATTGGATTGATTAACGGAACCGTGAGTTCTCCTGCATTGTATTTTGGTAGTGAGCCTACTACAGGTGTGTATAGAGCCTCCTCTGGTCAGTTTAATACCTCAATATTAGGGGTGTTAAGGTCTACCTTAAGCGCTACTGGATTGGCAATTGTAGGGACAGGTAACTTTACTGGCGGCATCTCAGGTGGGACTTACTGATGACCAAAAAAGTATTTATTATTGACACACAACCCGGCATTCAGCGGGATGGGACTGTCTTTGATATGAATTTTTATACCGATGGTCGTTGGGTTCGATTTCAAAGATTGCGCCCCCGTAAAATTGCAGGCTATCGATCCATTACAAACGATTCTAAAGGTTACTCTAGAGGAATCTATGTAAACTCTGTAGACGGAATTAATCAGGTATTTAACGGTTACAACAACGGTCTAGAAGTTGTCAATATCGATAATAACGGTATCGGTGCAGGGATCAATGAATTTACCCTTACTGATTTTACTGCGTCAGATTTAAATCTCTGGCAGTTTGATTCCATGTTTGATGCTCAAGGCTCTGGAAACCAATTGTTAATAGCACATCCCGGACAGAACTTAGCGCAGATTGATCAGACCGTAAACACCCCAGTTCTAGCGGGTGACATCAACGGAACGACAATGGCTCAGTTAGAGGATACTAGCGGGGCTACCCCTACTGGTGACCCTATATCGGTATCTGGTGGAGTGGTTGTCTTGCATCCTTATGTCTTTGTATACGGGGATAACGGACTCATTAAGAACTGCGCGGCAGGTAATCCATACGATTGGAACAGCGCAGACGCTAATGAAACCAATGTGGCATCCACAAAAATTGTTAAAGGATTACCTGTTAGAGGTGGCTCTAATGCACCATCAGGTCTATTTTGGTCTTTAGACTCACTAATACGGGTATCCTTTACACCTACAACGATTACTGCAAGCGGGACTGCACAGACCTTCTATTGGCGTTATGACATCATATCTAGCCAGTCTTCTATCCTTTCTAGTCAGTCTGTAATCGAATACGACGGCATATATTACTGGTGCGGTGTAGATCGTTTCTTACTCTATAACGGAACGGTTAAAGAAATACCTAACACCATGAACCAAAACTACTTTTTTGACAATCTGAACTACTCGCAACGTCAAAAGGTATGGGTAAATAAGGTTCCAAGATTCGGTGAAATCTGGTGGTTCTTCCCATCTGGCGATTCCACAGAATGCAACGATGCGATCATCTACAACATCCGCGAGAACACTTGGTATGATGCAGGACAAGCCTTGGGTGCTAGACGTTCTGCAGGGTTCTTTTCTCAAGTATTTCATTACCCTATTAATGCGGGAACTGATCTTAGTGTTCAAGAGTTAGTCTTTACTACGACTATGGATACTACTAATGCTAGTGCAGACATTGAAATTCCGTTGAATAATCAGGTTGCATTAGGTCAATTAGTAATAGGGACTGGCATACCAGATGGTTCTTTAGTGATTGCTATAGCACCGAGCGCTACGCCTAACTACTTTACGGTAACTCTAAGTGAAGACGCTACCGCAACCGCTACTGGTGTCAGTGTTACATTCAATACTACCGCAGGTCGGGTAACTTTATGGCAACACGAAATAGGAACCGACGAAGTCAATAACACTTCTAGTTCCGCTATAGAGAGTTACTTCGAGACATCAGACCTAGGGTGGGTAGGGGGTGGGCCTACCCAGTCCCCTCCTGTCCCACAAGGTGGTGTCGGTGAGAACTATTGGTTACATCTAGAACGGGTTGAACCTGACTTCATACAATCAGAAGTAATGTCACTGCAGGTCACTGGTAGACCGTTTGCTCAGGGAACTGATGTTTACTCAGCGCCATATTACTTTGACCCAAATACTGGCAAGATTGATATGCGGGAGCAAAGACGCGAGATTAGATTAAGATTTACTAGCAATGTTCAGGGTGGAAACTACCAGATGGGTAAGATTCTACTCAGTGCCAATGTTGGCGACGTTCGCCCATACGGAAGTTAATATGGCTCTCGCACTTGTATACGATCCTCGATACCACACTTGGAACTCATGGGCTTGTCTTATGGTAGAGGCTTATGCAGGTCAACAGTTATCAATTCCTTCAGACGAGAAAGATTGGAAACACTGGGGAGAAGGTTTGTTGGCTATTGATATATTTACCAACGAAGGCATACCATCCCCAAATACGTATGAAAGATGGCAAGACTGGGCTAGTGCCTTAGTCGGCGCAGTAAATCAACCTACAGAAATAAAATCATAATGGTTAACTTTATAGAATTATTCAATGAAATTTCTAAATTAGCACGTCCTGCTCATGCAGATTCAGTATTTGCTA